GCTATCACTTGCACCGCCGGTCTTAGTCCAGTAAGTTCCCGCAGTATACGCACTACCGGACACTGCAAATGAGCTTGCACTATTGTAAGCTACATAAGGAAGACCGCTTGAACTCCAAGAAACCTTAGGGTCACCACTCGTCCAAGACGATGAGTTCGGCGCCTCCTCCTGAATAACACCGGCCTCGCCATAACTGCCGTATGTAGAATTTACATAACGAGAATCATCCACGGCGGAGGCGAAAGTATCCAGCTTTGTAGGAGTCGTGCGCTGTAGAGTATTAGCACGAATATCTACCAAACGCAAAACCTCCTTCAACACATCACCGCTGTTAATCGTAACGTTCGTATCGTTAATCGTTGCCTGAATCGTAGATGTCAGCGACTGAAGAGGGAATGCAGCCCAACCCCACCACGCATCGGTCTGACCGGACGTAGAGGTAGGATTACCAATCGTGTATGTTGAACCGGACGCAAATGTTCCAGTAACCGTAATAGCAACACCAACCTGAGCAGACCAATTTACCGCACGGTCAACATAGGTGGTCTCGCTGGGCACTTGGACTGAATAGGTGTGTTGAGATGATGTTTGAGACAATGCTTGAAACGGAGCGTTAGACACAGACAATGCACCCTTGTCAACGGCAAATTTAGGACGCGACTGAACGATGCGGGTATCATATACAGCAACTTTCTCTACGTCTGCTGAACTCGCCATTTATTATTAGAGAGATAAAAAAAGTTTTTAGATACAACAGCCGGTCCGGCCAAACGACGAGCTATATCAATACACTTTTTATTTAATTCATCTTTGGATGAACTCGGCGCTAATTCAATCAATTCAATATAAGCACCTCCTCGTTCAAGAATATCAAACACTGGAGAACGTCGTCTCTTCTTTTCAAGATATAATTTATACTTAAAACGGACAGATGTCGTATAATGGTAACGTTGTTGAACCAATATATACCAAATCAGTATTAGGACTATAAATTTTATATACTTTACCCTTAGAATAGTTCGGCATTATTTTTTTAAAGTGTTATTCCGTCTAAATTTTTTACCTATTTTCCCCCCCCGCGACGGCGGAACAAAACCTTCAGAGATACGCTGGACTGGTTGAAAAGAGTCAGTGGGACGAGTTCTCCAGAAAGCCGGTGCTTCCAGTAAACAGTAATATTCATTTCTCTTACATCTACCTGACTTGTTCCAAGCGATGTTAGACGATACTCTGCGCTTGGAGTGTAAGAAATGAACTGGCGATAGTCTCCGGCTGTTGCCATTGGTAATGCTATGTCAGTAATGATAGGCGTAAAGGCATTGAGTGATGTATTTTGGGTTGTATTGTTTCCTGAGTTGAGAATAACTGGAGCAGAAATATTTTCGGGTAGAGTAGGAAGTAGCGTAGAACAAAATACAATTGAAGCAATTGGAGACCAAAGCGAACTCGTAGAAGGATAATCTTGTGTCATTACGAACAATACCTTCGGATATGCGGAGTTTAGGGATGATGTTAAAACAATTGTCCCGCTTGTTGTATTAAACGCATAAGGATTATACTGAGATGTCTGTTCGTTAGAGCAAACAATCAAGTTATCCATACCATTATTGCTTACACTTTCCAACCCATAATAGATATTATTAAAGTTTGTAAACAATCCCATTGCGTTAGAATTGAAAAAGAGTGAGAAGTTTTCATTTGCGTTAGTTCCGGACTGGTTACAGAGTCGCTGGTCTTGATTGATTGGACTGACAATGTCAATAGTGTATCCTGGTTGAACCGCTGTAGCGATAGCGTTTAGATATGTATTTGTATTACAACCGAAGCCATAACTATCAAATGCTATACTAAACAGATTAGAATTTGGATTGTAGGACAAGACCGGCGGATTTGATATGAGAGAAATAGTAGTTCCAACTGTAGTAGTTAATTGACTTGCTACTGCGGTCATAGTATCAGTAAGAGCTCTGTTGACACAATCCACCCAGTGTTTGTAAGTATAACACCACCAATACTTGTTAGATATTTGCTGATTGATTGTATTATCAGAGTTCAAAGGGGGTTGTGGTATATCCGTTGTTTCAGGATACCACGTGATGTATTTTGTAATAGGGGTAATTGTGTATGTAGTTCCAGCTTGAGTGTATTGACCGGCTATTGTAATAGAATAAATTGTGTCATATAGCGTATTTGGTGTTTGATATGGCTGAATCAACACTGGATTAGGGGCACTATTCGTAATAGATGTAGTTGTTCCAGAGAATGCAGTTGATGGTGTAATAAGACCATACCAGTTATTTGTCACCGGATTTGTAACTGGATTACCAAACAAAGCCCAAGATGGTAAGGCCGGTTGAAGCAAATTCAATTGCCCACCACTTCCGAACGCTACTACAAATGACGGATTAGAACCAACAATAGAAAATGTTGTATTCATTGTAACCGTAAATTGAATGTTTCGTGAGTTTGGAAGGTAAGAAGCAACAACTGATGTTGGGTAATAGGTTTGTCCGGCCGGTGTTCCGGCCACAAAAGAAGCAAGTTGAGTATTTACTTGCGATAAAAATCCAGAGGCAGTATACGTTCCCGCAGTTAAAGTAATAGTTGTAGTGGTATACGCTGCACCGGCTGGAGCGTAAGATACACTGAACGTATTATTTGATGAAGTTACTATTACTGCTTCAGATGTATTATATTGATTTTTATTTATGATGGGAATGAATAACGGCAAATCTTTGTTTGCTCCATTGATTGTAAAGCGAACAATAGAAAAGTTATATTTAGAAGCATCCGTAAGAATAGGAGTGCTTCGGGTTTCTTCAAATTTTACCGCTGGGTCACTTCCCGTTCCAATATCTACCTGAGACGAGTTGATTACGTCAAGGTTATAGTAAATTAATTCATTACTAACCTCTTCTGTATTTACAATACGCACTCGGCTCATTTGTAAAATAGCAAGATAATTTATTACTTACCAATTAACGAATAAACAAGGTCAATTACAAATTGGTCTGGAGTTTTACCACTTTGTCTAATCATTTTACGATACTCCGGCTCTTTCAATTGTTTATAGTATAATCTCGTAATACAGTGTTTTCCACAAGTATTTGTTTGAGGCGAATGCGATTGATATGGAAATGGATTATAAAGTATTTTATATTTACTATTTCGCAGTAGCTCAGACAAAAGTGGTTGGTCTTCGTGTAAATTAACTAATTCTTTATGAGATAACCATCTTCGTTCACCATCTGGGGAATAACCGCCATACGGGTCAAAATATTCTATTACACTACCTCTCTTCATTAAGCACGTCCAATGACCGTGATAAAGTGATGTCGTAAGAAAAAGAATAGCACAGCGACCATCCTTATCAAATAATTCATCAACTGATTTTACATTCTGTAAATCTGGATAATATAAAAATGGTTTTACGCCTATTGCGTCTTCAAAATCCTTATCACTAATGGAATAAGTTTTAAGGTTATCGTAATCTAAAGCTGAACTCATTATATAAGAACAAGATTTTATCTCGTATTTAAACACCTTTTACATAAGTAAAACAAATGTGGTTGAGTATAGATGATTATTATGAATGTTCTATTGATGGAAAAATACGAAATAAAAAGACCTTACGAGAGTTAAAAAGTTGGATTGCTGGTTCAGGATATAGTTATATAGGATTAGGAGGTTCTAATCCTCGTAAATGTGGAGTTCATCGTATTGTAGGAGAGTTATTTTTACCTGCTCCTACGGAAGAAGGACTTGAAATAGACCATATTGACCGAAATAAAACAAATAATCACGCATCAAATCTACGCTGGGTAAATCATAGAGAAAATAGATTGAATATAGATTTGGAAAAAAAACCAAGAACAAATAATATGTTAAATGAATTATATATCAAGCAAATTATAAGTAAGCGTCAAATTAATCCTACATTTGTAGTTATAATTAAGAATAGATTTATGAATGTTTATAAGTCATTTAGGTCATTAGAAGAGGCAAAAGATTTTCGTGATACTATTATAAATGGTGTATCATCTTCGCAAAGCACCACGTAAGGAACTCTATTGGGTTGTTACAAAAGCTACTGGTAACAAGCATTCAATAGAGCCGTTACCTTTAAAAAAAGCGGAAGCACAAATGAGGGCATTATACGCCAGAGAAAGGCCCTTACGTAAAGGTGGTTCAAAGGGTAGAACTGAAAGTGAGGAAGAACTTCGTAAGATTTTGGATGCTTATAGCAAAGGAGAAAAATACCCTCCAAGTCCGGCTCCTCGGACTCCGCCTCCTAAAAAGCGCAAATCTCCTCCAAGTCAAAAAAAACAGTATGAACAGGCAAAGGGAAGAGGTGGTTCGGATGAAGAAATTATACAAGTCGCAAAATCATCTGATTCATTTCCAGAAGTATTGAATGACCCAGAATCATACATTTCAAAAGATGATGTAAAGGATATTGAGTATTCGGGTTCCGGTTTACTTAATTTACTCAAACCACACTCTTCTCCAAAACCCTCCCGCAAAATAAATATATCTCCAGAAGGCAAAAATGTTATAAAAAATATATCCAAAATTGGTTCATTTCTTGGCGATTTGTTAAGCAAAGATTACTCTGCTTCTGGTGGAAGTTATTATCCTGAACAGTATAAGACTGAGCCAATTACTATTCGTAAACCAACCGGCTGGAAGTCACCGGATGTTCTAAAACTAACCAAAAATAGAGCACTTGAAAAGTCAAAACTTGACGAATCAACCCGTAGAGCTTTGGGATACATTAGTAGAGGAACTATCGTTTGAATTAAGACTTAGTAGTGGTTTCTTTTTTTGAAGCAATCCTTTTTCTAAATCAATCTGTATTTCAGTCGTATGACCACAACACTTAGACCTACAAGCGGAATGCTTGAATATTTTGTATACAACATACACTACCGCTATAATACCTCCCGCTATACCTGAACTAACGTAGCTGGAGATATTATCCATTATTTTTAACTTAGAAAAATATTACTGAGCTCTGGACTGCAAAGACGAAAAATAAGTATTAAATGCGGTCTGTAATGCGGATAACTTGGCTGTAATTACCGCCTTGTATGATGCCTTCAAACCAGAATCCGTAATCTTCGCATACTCAACTAACAGAGAACTAATTGATTGATTCAAACTAAGAACCTCGCTGGGTAGAGAATTCATTTGTATATACCACAGATAAAATATTTAAATAATATTTGCTATATATAAAGTAATGGAGGTTAAAGCAGAACGAGCAATTAAACACTACGAGCAGATGCTACGTGCGTCTCGTAACTACTGGAACCGTAAGAAGCAGGAAAAGATAAAAAACGGTACCTATAGGGACAGAGGTAGACCCAGAAAAAATCCTTTGCCGGAACCTCCGGTCGTCGAGGTCGTTCAAAAATCAATTTAAATATTCTCTTATATATAATAATAAATGACGACTATTGTCGAGAGTGTATCAACTGATATTTCTGTATTGAAGACTGAAGTGTTTGATATAGAGTTTGCTCGTCAATTAATTGATGACGATTTTATCTCTCGTGAGGAAAAGGATAAGATACGTCGATATTTAAAAAACAGTATTAAAAATGAACATCAAACCTATTATAAATTAGGAAAGCATTTGAAGAATGATTATCTCGGTCGTTTATGTGCGGTAAGAGGTGAGTCGCTTCAAACATTTGAAAAGAATGTTCGTGGTGCTCTTGCGTCTTCGTATTATTGGGATATTGATATGGTCAATGCTCAACCGACTATTTTGCAACAATATGCTGAACAAAACGGCTGGAAAACAACCGCTATTCAGTACTATGTTCAAAATCGAGAAGAATTATTAAATGAAATTTGCGATGTTCTTCAAATTGAAAGATGGGAAGCAAAAGACCGTATTATTGCTCTATTTTTTGGGAGTACTTATACAGACGGATTACCACGTTTTTTTGCAAATGACCTTAAATCAGAACTTCATTTAATTATGAAAAATAATTGGGAACTGAATAAAAATCATCTAAAATTTTTGGAACGTAAGCCAAATCATTATGGAAAGGCTTTAGCCGATATTCTTCAAACTGAAGAACGCAAGTGTCTTTTAGCTCTTGAAAAGGCTCTTTTAAAATATAATCGTTCTCTGGATGTATTCATACACGATGGTGGACTGGTTCGTAAATTAAAAGATGAATCCGCATTTCCCTCAGAATTATTACCTATTCTTGAAAAAAGTATATTTGAACAAACTGGCTATTCAATTAAACTTCATATTAAACCTCTTACTACAAAGTATTTGAAAAATGATAATAATTCTGAACTGGTACCCTCCAATATTATTATCGATGATTTATATTCTGCTCGAGAGTTTGCAAAGCGAATGGGTAATCTGATTGTTTACGATAGTGGAATTATATGGGTATTTGATGAACGAACTGGAATTTGGAGTTCAAAGACTGAAATCCTTGAACGCATTGTATCAAATTCAGACATTGTATTCAAACAAATGAGTCCTAACGGTATTAAAATCTATAATTATTCTGGAAGCGTAAAAAATACTAAGAATTTAATTATTAAACTTCCATCAGTTCTACCAATTCAGAATGGATATTTTCGCAGTCGTATTCATAGCGATTTTGGTAAGATATTATTTGTGGATGGAATATACGATTTTAAAACCGGACAATTTACAGAAGGATTCGACCCAAACATTGTATTTCACTGCGCAATGCCTCGCAAATTTCCAATTCGTGACCAATCCAAGATTGATTTTATTCGTAATAAATCATTTATTGACCCCTTTGTAAATATCGATGATTCCAATATTCTGCTTCATAATATAATGAGAGCTTTAATAGGTGATTATACTCGTAAGAAGGCAGTTGTTGGAATTGGATTTATGAATTCGGGTAAGGGAATGACCACACTATTAGCAAAGACGGCGTTTGGAGACCTATGTTCAGCATTTAATGGAAATTCGCTTCTTACAAGATTTGAAGGAGGTGAGTCATCTCGAGAAATGAGTTGGATTGCGGATATTTGTTATTCAAGACTTGCGTTCTCAAGCGAAATCAGAGTTCCGGATAATGATAAATCGAAAATTTGTATCGAAGGAAATATGTTAAAAACGATTGTCAGTGGTGGTGATGAAATACGTGTTCGCAAATTGTATCAAAACGATACAAGCATTATAAATAAATCAACCCTATTTATATTTGCCAATGATATGCCTCGTATTAATCCAATGAGTGAGGAAATACGTGGTCGTTTGGAGGTTTGTAATTGGTCATATTCGTATGTTGATGAACCAACCACTCCACTACATAAGAAAAAAGATTCCACTCTCGCAACTCTTTACTCAAACCCTGATTACGGAGATGCATTTTTCTGGCTACTCGTTGAAGAATACGAAAAGTGGAGGGCAATTAACTTCGCAGAACCAAAAACTCCAGAGTGTATGCTTCAAGGAAAGGATGAAATTATGCCTTTAGAAGAGTTCGATTATTACGCTATTCTTTCCAAGAAATACGTAATTACTAAGAACCCAGATGATAAGGTATTATCATCAGAAATCAACGATTATCTCATTGAACAAGGTGTTACAGAAAAATCCAATCGGGTTGGACGAGTCCTTACCGCTTTAGGTACACCAATTGGAAAGATTAAAAAAGACGGTAAATGTTTTCAAGTTCGACTTGGTATAAAGTTGGTTTAATACTTTATATTTAAATAATATAAAAGGTGGAGGGTGGTAGGTGGAGGGTAAGTTTCTGGAAACCTTTCTATATATATAAAAACCACTACGTATAGGTGGTGGTTTTTTTTCACCTATAGGACTTTCCAGAAACTTACCCTCCACCCTCCACCCTCCACCTTTTATATTATTTAAATATAAAGTATTAATAAATGAAAATGGAGTGTTATCGTGAGCTTTCGTTTGTCATTCCCCGCATTTTCTCGTAAATTCAAGCGTAAAAATAACAAATACTTTTTTCCTCAAGTAATTATAAAATGGAAAAATGCCGTCATAATGTATCCTACGGAACTAAATACGATAAGTTCAACTGTTCCTATTGTATTCAGTTTCCCGCTTTTATTCAACCTACTGGACCTACGGGGCCTACTGGACCTACTGGATCTACTGGACCTACGGGGCCTACTCAGACTTCTTGATGTAATAATGCTGGGTTTGTAGCGAATGTCCCATTTTCTCGTAAATTCAAGCGTAAAAATAACAAATACTTTTTTCCTCAAGTAATTATAAAATGAAGATTATGTTAATTTCTATGATACGCAATGAGGGTCGCAACGTTGAACGATGTTACAAGGCTGTAGAGAGTATAGTGGATGCCTACTGTGTATGCGATACTGGAAGCACTGATAATACTGTTGAAGTAGTTCAAGAAATTTTACAAGGAAAGGAACACAAGGTATTTGATAATACTTGGGTAAATTTTGGAAAGAATCGGTCTCTATCTTTTCTTGAAGCGAAACGGTATGCTAAATCTTTGAAATGGAACTTAAAAAATAGTTATGGTCTTTTGCTTGATGCTGATATGATATTTAATGATACATCATTACGCGATTGGCTTAGTAATTCAAATAAAGATGAAGGCTATTTTATTACGCAGGTAAAGAAGCACGAGAACTGCGAGTATCCTAACATTCGCCTTGTTCGTCTTGATGTTGACTGGACTTCAATCGGTGTCACTCACGAAGTATGGGTTGTTAAAGATGAAACAACAAAATATAGAGCAATAGACCATACTAAATTTCGCATTGAGAAAGATGTATGTTGGATTGATGACAAGGATGATGGAGGCTATAAAGCGGATAAGTTTGAACGAGATATTAAATTGCTTACCAAATCGCTGGAGGATGAACCAAATAATCCTCGCACGTTTTTCTTTTTAGGTCAAAGTAATATCAATCTAAAAAAGTATGATGAAGCGATAAAATGGTATACAAAACGTATTGAAATGAGTCCAAATATAAAAGAGGATGAAGAAGGATGGTATTCTATGTATTATATTTCAAAATGCTATTTTTCTCTTGGAAAGTTTATTGATATGGAATACTGGGGATTAAAGGCATTTGAAACAAGACCTACTCGCCTTGAACCATTATTTCTTCTCATTCGTTATTTCTGCGATAGAGGAATGCTATTCAAAGCATTTGAGTATGCTTATAAAGGAGTTCAAATTCCGTATCCTAAAAATGACGTTATCTTTATTGAGAAGGATATTTATACCGACATCATTAAAGTAGCAAGTCATCTCAAGGGAACTCTTACAAATCTGCTCACTGCTACACCACCTCAATCTTAATTTGTATCTAATAAAAACTCTGTTTGAACATTGATTGTAAATCCCGTATCTAATGATGCATCTATTAAACTTGGGTCACCATTTGCTACATACAATACAATTTGAACATTATTTCCGCTTCCACCGACATTAAAATTATTGTTATTCATTACAGATGATAAGTTAAACGTATCTTCTAAAATAAAGTTGAAAGCGTATGATGTTATTGGGCTTGTTCCGGCCTGTATTGCTGACAACGAAGGAGGGCACAACGATGTATTTATTATAAATGGACTTGATTGATTGAATGTATTGGAATATACAGTTGTTGTTCCTCCAAACACCGGCACTTTTATGGCCGGATATACGAGCATACACGCCGGAAGTATTCCTCCTGTTGAACCGGTGCTCAATACTCCAGAGAACTGTATCTTAGATTGAAGCAGATATTGAGAATAATCCGTTATAAATAAACGCCAATTCAATGAATTATTTGTTACATCCGCATAAGAAACTGGGTTTTGCCCCCACTGAGATACAAGATTAAATGGAGTTCCTGACACATAAGGACCAGCGGAATTATATTGAGGACAACTGCTTACAGTATCCGGAATATGAAACTGGGAAGCGGTTAATAAAGCGTTTGAATTTGTTATCGGTGAACCACTTGAAAGAAATGAATAGTATGATAGAGGACAATTTACATTAATATCGTATAAATTTGTTTCTCCATAAGAATATAATCCATTTGTAATCAAATTAGAGCTTAAATTACCAGCATTTAAATTTCCGGAATAATCAACATCTGTAGAAGATATTGTTCCAGATACTGATAACGTAGAAAGACTCAATGTGCCTATATTCGTTAGATTATATCCATTCGCATTCAGGTCAGTTCCAAGGACAACATTTTGAAATGTAGAAGTTCCAGATGATATGATGGAACCGCTTAATGCTATATTACTTGGAATAGTAATCGTTCCGGCCGTATTTCGTAATAATGGGGTATTACAAGAAGTTGTAAAATTTCCTGTTACTGATTGTATAGAATTTATATTCAAATTACTTGGCAAAGAAGCAATTACAGACCCAGTTGAATTTGAAAAAACAATACCATTTGTTGCACTTATTAATGTATTCGTTCCTGTAATCTCGGTTACACCATTATTAATGATTGTTACTGCTCCGGAAGTTGCAGTAACATTAATACCAGTTCCAGATGAAATACTTGTTACACCAGTATTCTGTATAGTTGTGCTTCCTGATGTTGTGGAAACACTTAACCCTGAACCGGTTGAACCTATTGATAGAATACCAGTATTAGCAATTTGCACTGACCCAGTAGTTCCGGATAAACTAATTCCAGACCCTGTAGTTCCAGCTGAAGTATGTATATTTGTTACTCCGGAATTGCCGATTGTTACCGCTCCAGTTCCCGAACTTACAGTGATACCTGTTCCAGCAACTGCGGATGTTACTCCGGTGTTATTAATTGTTGGAGAATTTGTTGTTCCGGTCAATGAAATAGCAGTGCCGGATGTTAATGAAATAACACCTGATACAGAACCACCTCCTGAACCACTACCACCCTTAAATGGTGTCAATTGATTTACCGACCAATTGTATGTCCCAGTTGTTGCTGTTCCACTTTGATAAATAATAATCTGACCGGACGTATTACTTGAACTTCCAGAGGTAAATGAGAATATTGTAGTTCCTCCAGTTAAAGGATTGTTTGTGCTATTAACTACCACGTTATTTGCTGTTTTTGTTTGGTCTAAATAAAACGGCCAAGAATTCGCTGGAGCTGAAGAAAGCGCAGAACTATTAATTTCAAGCATATACACACCTTCTGCTAATCCTGATGGAAGAGTGTAAAGAAGATGTGTTCCTCCTGAACTATTAAGAGCAAATGTTCCGCTACTAATTAATGTAGATGGAAGAACACCTGAACTTCCTCCACCTGAACTAACGCCATTAATGGCATTATAGATAGAGTTCGTAATCAATACACCACTCATTTAATTATAGTGAATATTTTAAATGATACGAGCTTCGTGCTTTGAGATATAATATGCGGGAACTTCCGTATGAATACAATACCAATTGTGGTGTGTTTTATCACTTTCCGCAATCATTTTTTTAATCAATGTTTGCTTTAATCCTAATTTATCCACCAATAAATATTCAAGAGCTTGAGGAGTAGCATATTTCGGAAATATTACAAAATGAGTAGCCTCATTAATAATTAATGATGTTTTACGACCATCACTATTCTTATGAGTAGCGAAAATAAGCGAAATATTAGGTTGTCTTCCTAATGCTACAATATCATCCAATAAATGAAATACTGCTTTTTCTTCATCTCCTTTGAACGTATCTACATCGTCCGCGATTATCAAAGAATTCATAACCTCATTCAAATCTGTTATTGGGTCTTCAATTAGTTCTCCAACATCCAATCTCTTACAAGGTAGTTTATCCAATACAGGGTCGTGTCCTTTCTTTGAAATCAAACCTATTTTACCTCTACACTCCTCAAGATAGTTCTCAGCAATTTGAGAACTAATAGAACTTTTACCTGCTCCGGACTTAGCGTAAATATAGTAACAAGCTCTTTTATCTCTGCGTGGGTAAATTTCAAACTCACTATCAGCCGGTAATCTTACAATTTGGGTTTTATCATTTTCAAATTCTTCTTTATTTTGAGGTTTATCTTCTACAAGATATTCAATATCACGAGGAAGCTCACCTCCTCCTAAACTATGGTCCTCGTGATAGTATAAAAGTTTTCCATCCGCTTTACCACCTCTTACAATAGCAATAGGAAAGGCATTCTTATTACGACCTTTAATGAAAGACAAAAAACTCATTTGTATATTACTGATATTTTATTGTGAGGTTTTTTACGAAAGATGTTTAAGGAAGGAAAAATGGCTTTGGAGGATAGAACTTTAGTTTTTCTAACTCCTTATAAGCGTGTTTATTAAGGATTGCTTGAAGTTCTTTGCTTAGTTTATCAATCGCATCTACATTGCGGGGTTCTGCCTCAATCTTTTTTAAAGAATGAAAAATCTGGTCTTCATCTTTTAGTAAATCTTTTAATTGACTAATGCCTCCAAGACGACTTGGCAAATGTTTTAATTCAAATTCAAATCTTGCTTTTGGAAGATGTTTGGAATGTTCAACAACTAAAACTAATGTGTCCAAGTCGCTAATAATACTGTATAACAAACCCAAATCACTATTAAAATAAGGTATAAGGGGTTTTGCTGGATTTAGCTTTTTGAGGAAACGAAGTAGCGAAAATTGACGCTTTGATGCTTTGAAAGGTTTTGATAAACTATAATAGTTAAATATAGCTTCTCTTAGCATATACGGAATATTTGGTTGTCCAAATGCATTCAGTTGCGAGTTCTTGTATAATAATTCATAAATAAGAGATGCTTCTATAAAGCGGTTATTATCTACAAGAATAATTGCATCAAGTTTAGCAATTGTCGGTTGACCCAATGCTTCCGCAAGTGTAATCTTACGGCCTCTGTATACTTTCTTACCGGCTTTAATTTCATCTATAGTCCAACGAACAATGTTGAAACGTAACTTATCTTTTGCTAATAAAAATTGTTCTGCCGTTGGTTTATCAACGAGCAATTCAAGGGCGGACTTACACTCATCTTCTGATATTACTCCATCCTTATAAAGTTCCTCAACTTTCGCTCTGCTTTCTTTTGCCGAATATCCTAAAATCTTTTTCTTATGAATATGGGATTCCTTAGGAATTACTACCCAATCTTCAATACTTCCAGCTTTGATATCGGTTACGTAAGTCAGTGGGATAGATAAGAGGTTCTTTATTATTTGTTTGAAGCGTTTACTTGCGTTTCGCAGAGCATCCTCCCTTGAATTTCCCTCTATTTTTGTTCGTTCGTAGCAATCTACATCTGCGGAATATCTCATTTCTCGTAAAGAACCTGAACCTACTATCATTACATCAAATCCCTTTGAGAATGAAGCGGTTTCAATAAATCTCACAACCTCAGGGGGATAATTCTGAGGATATTCCTTGGTAGTCATTTATATTGTTATTAGAATTAAAGTTCAACAGGAATACGCACTCGTCTTCCGTCTCGGCGAACATATTTATAAGCTATACGTTTGGACGGTGCATTCACTGGATTTATTGGTTTAAATTCATCAATTTCAGGCAAGTTTTGGTCTGTTTCAATAATAGTCGGTCTAATCTTTGGAGCTAATCTGGCCAACTTCTTGTAATACTTACTCGCTTGTGACCGGACAGAACGCTGAAATGCTGAACGCTGTTTAGAAGACAAATCAGAACGGGAGAGTAATGCTCTCATTACTCGCGAGATTGTATCCATTAATGAAATTGTAATAATGTATTGTTTCTCTGTATCACCTGTAACACCAGCTCGTAATGCTCCAGTTGTTGGTTCTACAAGATTATCAAGCACAGATTCTACATCACGAAATAGATACTGTAATTGGCGAGTAGAGAGTTTATTTCCGTCTTTAAGAAGCAGTTGTAATACTTGGTTTCCGGCTTCAATCGTATCCGTCGTGAATAGTCCGGCACTAATTGTGTCAAGCATAATAGTTAGTAAACGTTCAACTTCAAGCGATAATGTTTTTGAAGGACTTACAGAAGTTATGCTTTGTCTTTGTGGAGTCTCACGATGAGATAACTTACGATAATCATCCGCTCGTTTCTCCAATATTTTTGGTAAAAGTCTTCGTGCTTCTGGAGACTGAATATCACCTCCTCTTGCTATTACTTGCGGATATAAACGAGAACGAGGATGAACAATAGACCGTTGAACTGCTACTTTTTGTTCCTCTTCCTGAACATCCCGCCTATATTTGTCAGTATTGATAGGGGTATATATACCAACACTTGCACCCCCAAAATAGCTTGGTTTTGTTTTTGCGTATATACGATTGTATGCTTCCTCAAATTGACTGGGAAACTCAATGTTCGTCCGCAATAACGCCATTTGTGATTAGGCAAGATTTTAAGTTTAGATAAGCTGATGTTCTTTGATATATCTTGAAGCTTCCGGAAGTGACATTCCGTGCTCTTTCATAAGTTTACGAACTAAAATGTTACGAGCAGATGGTTTGCGTTTTCCCTCACCTTCCGCATCTGCGTGTCCCCGATGCTTACGGTGTGCTCCACCGGAGTGTGCTCCACCGGAGTGTGCTCCCTCTCCTCGGTGCTTACGACGGCCACCGGATCCCTCTGCGCCTTCATAAGCCGGACGAAGCATTCCCTTTCCATCACCCTCAAAATACTCTTCATCAGCAAGGTCCCCACCAGCACCAGAGCTAAATCCTAACTCGTGGTGAGATAAACGAGAATGCAAACGACGACGAGGACGACCTAATCCCACCGCTTCAAGCCCAGACTTCACCAAATTTCCCCCAGGCAATACACCAAGCAAAGGCTTCCCCAGCGGGTCAAAAACCGTCTTAAATCCAGACTTAAAATCATCCCAAAAACCATCACCCGCATTTTTATGACGACGACCGGATGCAGTATGCGTTGCCGAATGGTATTTTCTATGCTTACTTCCTTCTCCAAAGAATGCCTCGGCCATCTTTTAATATTAGCATAGATAAAAAATATAACTGTCGGTATAAAATATTGTGATAT